AATATTGTTCTAAGGGAGTCTGGAAGAATATCTTTTAGAAAAGGACTTAAACAGAAAGTAGTTCCAAGCGGTACAGCTATAGGTTCTATGGTAGAACATAATGACCAAGGCACGAACAAGATATTCGCTAGTCATGGTACAAGTATATATACGATAGACTTTGCAAATCCTAATGCAGCTTTTCAAACAGCTAGTATTGATGTTAGACATACAGTTTCGGGTTCGTCTGGAGATTGGCAGTTTGTAAACTTTAACAATAGATTACATTGTTTTCATTCTGGAGTTGTTCCACAGAGATATGATGGTGCTTCTGATGCTTTAGAGAGGTGGTCTGCTCATGTTAATGCTACTGCTATAAATGATGGTAGTGATATAGATGATTCTGTTACTACTATAACAGTAGATAGCACTATTGGTTTTCCTCCAAATGGGAAAATAACGATTGATAGTGAAATAATTTCTTATACTGCAAAAACACCTACAACATTTACAAGTTGTACTAGAGGAGCAGATAGTACATCAGCAGCATCTCATTTGGATGATGCAGCAGTTACAACAGCTACAAAACCTGCTGGAGTTACTACATTTGACCCTAGTTGTGGTATGGGTTTCTATGGAAAACTCTGGTGTGGAGGAATTACGGAAGCCAAAGATGTTGTTTATTACTCAGTTTTACTAGATGGGGATGATTGGACTGGTTCTGGTTCTGGTTATATTGATTTAAAAACAGTATGGGGAACAGATGAAATAGTTGCATTAGCACCATTTTATGGACAACTGATTATATTTGGTAAAAATAATATTGCGGTATATGATAATCCCCATTCAGGTGGAACATTAACACTTAACGAGGTAATTAAGGGGATTGGTTGTGTAAGTAGAGATTCGGTACAGGCGATTGCAGATGATTTAGTTTTTTTATCTGCAACAGGTCTTAGGTCTTTAGCCCGTACCACAGAAAAAGACAAACTACCAATGCAAGAATTTTCTTTAGCAATAAAAGATACTCTAATTAGAAATATAGGACAAAGCACGAATGTTAAGAGTGTATATGTGGAGAATGAGGGTATATATATTATGTCGTTTGTAGACAATAACATTACTTATGTTTTTGATTTTAAACACAGAACCCCCTATACTACACCAAGAATAACAACTTGGACTTTTAATTTAGATAGAGAACCTGCTAGTCTAGCTTATACAGAATTATATAGTGGTTTATTAGTTGGACAGAAAGACGGAAGTATTGCCGGTTATGAGGGTTATCTTGATAAAGATTTGTCTTGGGTAGATAGTGCTGCGTCTTATACTAATACTCCATACACAAGTGATATAGATTCTGGATGGATTCTATTAGGACAGAGTATGTCTGCATCACTTTTAAAAAGAATAATGCTTGTTTTAGAGGGTGGTTCTGGTGCAAAACTCTATTTGAAATGGTATAAGGATTTTAGTACATCACCATCCAATACAACACAAATTACATTAAATCCAGTCACAACAGGAACAGCGTTTTTATGGGGGGCATCTAATTCTTTATATGGTGAGTCTAAATACACACCGATATACGGATTGAGGGAATATAAGACACCATTAACAGGAAGTGCCAAACGCTTAAAACTTAGTTTGGCTATAGAATCGAATGGTTTTGATGTTTCGATTCAAGATTTATCATTATTACATAAGGAAGGGAAAATACGATGAGCGATTACACTTTAGCAGTAACTTGGTCTGGAAAGGATGCACTCGCAGATAGTGATGCTGCGAAGGTAATTTCTGGTTCAGATTTCAACTCCGAGTTCACAACAGTACAAACAGCAGTTAATTCAAAGGCAGATACAGCTTCGCCTACTCTGACAGGAACACCAGCAGCACCAACAGCAGCAGCAGATACTAATACAACACAGATAGCAACTACAGCTTTTGTAACTACCGCAGTAGGTGCTGATTTACCTAGTATTACTGATAATGGTAATGCCAATGCTATGACTATTGATGCAACTGAGAATATAGGATTCCCAGCTACACCCTCATCTTTACATGCTGACTATACAGGTTTACAGGTTGGTGGTAATGGTACTATTTCTGCACAGACAACAAAAGCAGCGGGTAATAATCTCTGGATAGGAGAAAATGTTAGGGAAGATACATCTGGTGGTGAGAAAGCAATATCAACAGGGTTAAGTTCGCAAATTATGATGACGGATGGAGAGATTGATTTAAAAATGGCTCCAAGTGTAGATGCGGACTCTGCCGTTACTTTTGTAACACCTCTTAATATTGAGGCTGGTGATAAATATACAGTTGATATTGGTCTTGAGGGTGCAGTATTACCAGATGCAAATTTAAGAGTACATAATCATGGCTGGGCAACGATTCTAGCTATTGCTACTGGTACTACCACTAATGCTAATTATGTACAATTTCATAATTCAAATGGTGTAGTTGGTTTTATCGGTATGAGTGGTAGCACTACTGAGTATTCTACTACATCAGACTATAGACTAAAAGAAAATGTAGTAGACATTACTGATGGTATTACTCGATTAAAAACACTACAACCTAGACGATTCAACTTTATAGCAGACCCTAATTTAACATTAGATGGTTTTATTTCACACGAAGTAACAGGAGTTCCAGAGTCAGTAAGTGGAACTAAAGATGAAATAGAAACTTGGCAATCATTTGAAGAATTACCAGTAGGTGTTTCAGTTGGTGATAACAAATTAGATGAGAGTGGAAATACTATTCCTAAATATCAAGGTATCGACCAATCTAAAATAGTGCCTCTGCTTACAGCAGCACTACAAGAAGCAGTTACCAAGATTGAAGAACTCACAACAAGAGTTGAAACACTCGAAAACGCATAGGAGATAGAGAGATGGCAAACAGATATGACAGTGGTCTTGATTATTTAAACACAATGATACCATATAGTAAACCTTATCGCCCAACCGTTCGGCCATTCATTCCACGACCACACAATCCTTTAATAAAACCATCTCAAGCCACAGATGACATTTCTTGGGCGGGTGGTGAAGGTTGGAGTGAAGAAGAATTTGGAGGTCAGGGTTGGACTTATGGTGGTGGAAAGCCTAGAGGTGGTGGATTTAACTTTCCTTTTGGTGGCGGTGGAGGTGGCTTTGGTTCTGGTCAGAATGTAGGTTATGCTCAAGAGGACTATGACCGACAAATGGCTCTTATGGATAAGATTGCTGAGATGTCAGCAGGTTATTCAACATACGGAACATTGGGCGATACTGTTGTAGATTATGAGGGCAAGAAGGTTACTCAAACTCTATCTCCAGCGTTACAAGCACAATATGATGCTCTACTTGCTCGTTCTGGTTTATCTCAACAACAAGTTGCTGCTATGGGTGCTAACCCATACGAAATGCAACAATATTTATATAACCAGAATTTAGCATTAAAACAACCAGAACAAGAACAATTAAGAAATCAAACAATGGAAGCCCTACAAGCCAAAGGTATGTTGGGTTCAACTGGCGGTGCTGGAATGTATGGTAAAGTAGAGGAAGCCATTGCTAGGTCTAATGCTCAAGATTTTAATGATGCTTTAATGCAATCTCAAGGTTTATTAGATATGGAAAGAGCTAGAGGTTCACAGGATTTAGCACAAGCTTTGGGAATGGGTGGAGTTCAAGTGCCATTCATGGAGTCTGGAAGAATGTATGGACAAGGAACACACACTAAAAATGTAGGGGGTGTTTCTGGAGCATCTGCTAATATAGCCAATCAACTTGCAACTAGAGATTATGGTAAGAGAAAAGGTCTATGGGATATGCTGGGCGGTGGCGGTGGTGGCTCTGGCGGTGGCGGACTGCTTGGCTCACTTCTTAGTGGAATCTTTACATAGGAGATAAATAATGGCAACATACGACTTTGAGGGAATGTTTGGAGATAGATATAGCACCGACCAAGCAATAAATAATGCTATGTTTAGTGAGGCTATGTCTTTTGGACAACTTGACCGAACAAAATATGCTCCAATGACTGCTAGTTCTTATGGTCAAGCATATATGGGTAGTGCTAATTTAGCTGGTATGTTGGGTGGACAACATCCAATGAGAAAAAGACAGAACCTTCTTGATGAGATTCAAAAGAAATTCCCAGACCCTCGTACACCAGATGAATTAAATGCACTTGCTGCTGAATTATCTACAAATGGCTTTGGAGATTTAGCGATGCAAGTAAGACAGGTTGCTATGGAGATGTCTAAGAATGAGGCAACTAAGAAATATCAAACTTCACAATTAAAAAAACCTTCAGCAGTCCAATTAAAAATGCTTCCCACTAGACTTAGAGGAATAATGGGAAGTGCGGGGATAGAAAATAAATATTTGCAGTTAGCATCAACGGAGGATAAAAACTTTTCAATCTTTAATCCAAACCAATGGGGTGGTAAAAATAATAAAAACGCTAGGAGTGATTGGACAGCTGCAAGAGATAGACATATTGCAGATATAGAACAGATGGTTTTAGACTTTGCTAACCATAAACAGGGTGTTGCTGGTTGGAATATCGACCATATAACAGCAGCCATTGCTGATGATAATGCTTTAAAAAATGAATTTATAGCCTATATTAAATCATCTTCAAATAGACCACACGCCAAGTTCTTATTAGATGCCATGGGTGTTCCAGCAGATGCCGAGGATGGTGGAGATGGTGGTGGTGGCTATACTGAAACTACAGACACTTCAACTACAAACACCTCAACATCTGTTAATAAGACAAATTTTCCTCTTACTTGGGATATGAATGAAGGAAAAGCAGAATCCTCATACAACATATTAAGGGGGAGAATCCAAGATGCTGCTTATGAACAATCTAATAATCCTCACGCAGAATACAAAGACCCATTAAAACCAAGTGAACGAGCATTATATAAAGAATTGGAGAGCAGGTATCAAGCGACATTAGCACAGCAGCACAACTATGAAAATACGATACTTACAGATGAACAACTTAAGAGTAATGTTGAGCAACGAGTAAAAAATCTAAGCCTAGAAGAGCAACAAGCATTATATGAAGAACTTGAAGTTAAAGGATGGCAACCCGATGGCACATTCTTTTT